AATATACAGTAAGTGAAGATGAGTTCTCAACATTAGATGAATCACAACAAGGTCTGTATTCGCAGGCTGAGTCTGGGTATACATTAAATGTTGAAGGCGTACCAGAGCAAGATGTTTCTGGCTTGAAACAAAAGATCGACAAACTGTTAGGTGAAAAGAAAAATGCCCAACAGCAAGCCCAAGAAGCACAGGAAATGGCTAAAGCAGAAGCCGCAGAAAAGTTAAAAAAAGCTAACGATTACGAACAGCTTTATAACAGTTATGAGGAAGAGCGGAAAAAAGCGTCAGAAGAACTTACGAATCTTCAAAATAAGATAACTATGCAACAGATTAATGGACAGGCTCAAGAGTTAGCTCAAGCGTTAACTAAAGATACTGCCAGAGCTAAGTTGCTAACAGAACAAATACAATCTCGCCTTTCTTTAGTGGATGGTGAGGTTAGGGTTACGGATACTAATGGTAATTTGACTGTTAGTACCCTAGAAGAACTGACATCATCAATAAAAGCGGATTATCCGTTTCTAGTTGATGGGTCACAAGCCGCTGGTGGCGGTGCAATCGGAAGCAACAGTGGGGCTGGTGATTCCAAAACGGTAAGTCGAGCAGATTTTGATGCTATGGATGCTGTAAAACGCATGAAGCACGTTAAATCTGGCGGCAAAATTATTTAATTATTTTTTTGGAGAACCATTCTAATGGCTAATGATCTAACCTTAACAAACCTTGCGGAAGACATCTATGTCGCCGCTGATACTGTAGGCCGAGAAGCTGTAGGCTTAATTCCATCAGTAACTATGAATGCACAAAGCACTCAAGCATCTATCGGCGATACTATCAAAGCCGCTGTCACTGCTGAAGCACCTGCATTTGTTAACATTGATAACGGTTTTATGTCTGTACCTGAAGGCACAACTCAAGAAATTACAGCAGATACATTCCAGTTAACTAACGCTAAAGCTGTTCAAATCCCAATGGGTGCTGAGAAAGAGCTTCAGTTACGCAACAATGGTCAGTATGACACTGTTTACGGTGACTTAATTCAACAGGCTATGCGTAAGTTAACTAACCAAATGGAAGCTGACCTTGGTACTGAGTTAAAGAAAAATGCCGCATACGCCTCTGGTGTAGCTGGCACTACTCCTTTTGTTGTAGGTGGTGCTACTGAGTCTGGCGTTGAAGAGTTAGCGATTGCTCGTAAAGTTCTTTTAGACTCTGGCTGTCCTATGTCTGACGGTGAATTGTCATTAGTTGTTAATAGTTCAGCAGGTGTAAATTTACGCAACAACTTGAACTTGTTGAGCGCTAATACTTCAGGCACAACCGATATGCGTACCCAAGGTATTCTTATCGACTTGTTAGGTGCTAAGGTTCGTGAGTCTGCGGGTATTTCTTTACACACTGCTGGTACTGCGGCGGGAACTGGTCTTATTGATGCGATTGATGCTATTGGTGCAACATCTATCGTAATTAATGACTTGAATGATGGAGTAACAATTTTAGCTGGTGATGTAATGAGTACCGCAACTGGTTTAGCTGGCGGCGCAACAGAAGATATTCTTCCTGTTGTTTCTGCTGACTTAACTGCTGGTAATGCTGGTTCAGGCGCTAATGCTTTAACTGCCGTATTGAATGCTGGCTTAAAAAGAGCTACTGCAAATGATGAAGCACCTACTTTTGCTAACTACACTCCTAGCTTCTTGTTCCATAGAAACGCGATTGAGTTAGCAATGCGCGCTCCAGCAACACCTGCTGGTGGTGATGCCGCTGATGATGCAATCATCGTACAAGACCCTCATTCAGGGTTGGTGTTCGAGATCCGTATCTACAAAGGCTATCGTAAGTCTATGATTGAAGTTGCCGCAGTTTGGGGCGTTAAAGCTTGGAAGTCAGATTTTATCCACACAATTATGGGATAAGATGGTTGTTAGGTCGGCTCATAGGTTTAATTCCTTTCCTGTGGGCTGGCCTTTTTCCGAGGTGACTTATGGCTATAACTCAAGAAACAGGCAATCAGTCTGCTACGGCTAACTCCTATGTCACCGTAGCTAATTATGATGCTTATCTAAACGCAAGATACACTGGCAGAGCTGATATTAGTGATGCACAGGTAGAGGCGTATATATTTAGAGCGATGGATTATTTTGAGTCGCTTGCCTTCATTGGTGGTAAAGCTACTGAATTACAAGCATTGCAATGGCCTAGAAGCGGCGTTGTTATTGATGGCTTTGGTAAAGACAGCACAGAAATACCCAATGAAGTTTTAATTGCAATTTACGAATTAGCTTATGGCTTCGAACAGGGATACGGAATTAGTGATCCTGTCCTGAAGTCAGCTACAAAGGAGAAGGTGGGCGAGATAGAGGTAGAGTATAAATCCTCAAGCGCTGACCGTACTTTGCTACCAGCGGCTTCTCAGGCGCTTAGAAAGCTAATTAAGAACCCTATGAGAACTGTGAGAGTATAGATGGCTTTTAACTACGCT